CAGGGTTGTGTTGGGGCTGGCGCCGAGCTGCACGGCGAGTCGGGACACGGAGAAGGCCCCGCCGACGGCGGCCGGGACCGAGAAGTCGAGGTAGAGGTACCGGCCCTCGACGAGCACCGGCCACCGGAAGTGCGCGTTGGGCTGCGTCCCGGAGACCGCGGTCGCGGGGCAGGCGATCGACCGGGGCTTCATCGGGAAGGACCGCAACGTGCAGACGGGTGCCAGCACGTCGCCAGGGTTGCCGCTCGTCGAGACCGTGAGGTTCAACGTGCGGGGCGTCACCGAGGCGACCGGCAGGAGGCCAAGCACGATCTCGCTGATCCGCTTCCAGTTGGTGTTGCCGAAGTGCAGGGCGCCGGTGACCCAGCGGGAGCCGTAGCCCACAGCCTCGTACGCGACGCCGGTCCACTGGTCCCGGGCGAAGTAGTCGTCCTCGATCGACTTGATCGCCCCGTCGGTGGCCGACACCGCAAGGAAACGCTCCTTGGACGGGCAGCCGGTGCACTCGGGGAAGTTCGATTCGTCGGCGCAGAACTCCTCGATCGTCTGCGGGGTGCCGTCAAAGGTCGGGCGCACTTCGCCGTCGGTGGGGGGAAACAGGGCGTTGATCGACGCGGAGCTGCACCCGACCTTGACGCGGAGCCATTCGATGACCTCCATCGAATCGTCGAGAACGCCGGACAGCATGGCGGTGAATCCGTGATCCACCTCGTCGCTCGACTGGTAATTGAGGTTCAGCACCACGGTCCGGTTGGCCACCTCGCTTGAGCCGGACGGGTACGAGACCCGGGCCCGGATCGCCACGCTGATCTCCCGGCACTTGGACAGGTCGCCGGTCTCCAAGCCGGCGGTGGCGTGGAACATCCAGCTCGGCTGGTCGGGGACCGCGGAGTACGAACCGAAGGTCTGGATGCCCTCCCGGGAGACGTAGATCGCGGTGTCCTTCCAGACGGCGATCGAGTAGCGGGCGGCGAGGCACCCGGCGCCGTTGCGGTCGTGGTAGACCTGCTGGAACGAGAGGTAAGCCTCCCCACCGACCACCGTGACGCGCCAGATCGAGAGCGTGGTGAACAGGTAGAGGTTGTCCCCCATGGGGATGCCAGCAAGGATCGTCTCCCCGGGGTCCAGATCCTGAAAGCCGGCGATGCTGTCCGTGGTCGGCTCGAAGCGCATCGGGCTCTCCAAGTCCGACCAGACGACCCGGTGCCCGATCCGGACGTGATCCATCACCACGTCGCCGAAGAACAGGATGCCCTTCCACGCGACGACCATGCCAGCACGCGAGAGGCCGATCGTCTCCAGGTCCGGGATGTCGGCGAAGGTCGAGCTGTCGAGGACGTGGCACTTCGGGGTCGTCTCGCTGTTCGTGGCGAAGACCCGATCCCCGACGGATGCGAACTGATACCGCTCGCCCGGGACGCCCGTGTAGAGGGTCCGCCACCGGCCGTCGTGGAGCTGGGAGTAGATCGACCCGCTGGCCGCGAACAGCCGACGGTGGCCAGACGGGCTGACGTGGACGTAAAGGGCCCGGATCGGGTCAGTCGCCCCATCGGGCGGCGAGCGGAGATCCGCCGTGTCGGGGAGCGACATCCAGTGGCCGAACCGGCGCCAGCCGGCCCGGCGGCGCCAGTCCCCGTCCACCGTGGCCATGTTCTCGACCAAGCGCCACCGGCCCCACGGCACCGCGTCGGGGGACGAGCGGGGGTCGTGGAACGTGGCCAGCGTGGGCCACTCGACCATCTTGGTCTGCGGCTGGCTCATACCGCCGTAAAGAGGTAGCGAATTCGGCCGCCGTTGCCGGGGGAGCCCGTTCCGAACTTGACCGCCGACCCGTCACCACCCTTGCCGCGCTCGTTGCCGTCGGGATCGAGCACCGCGGCGCCGCCGTTGGACCCGTCCCCGGCGTTGCCGACCGTGGTGTCCCCGGCCACCACCCCGTTCGGGCTGAACGAGGACCCGCCGGCCGAACTCGCCGGTGCTCCCGCCGCGCCCGGGGGCGCCACCCCGTACGAACCGTCGCCGCCGGTCCCGCCCGCCGTCGCGTAGGCATAGGTGCCGTCCGCGTTGCGGGTGATCCGGGACTGCTTTCCGGCCGCTCCGGGCGTCAGGACGAACGTCTCGCCGGCGGTGACCACGATCCCGGTCAGGTGGTAGTAGGACCCGGAGGCGCCGCCGCCGCCCGGATTGATTGTCGGGTTCGGGGAGACCGGATCGTACGACGCCCCCGGCCCGTCGCCGCCCTGCCCGCCACCTCCCCACAGCTCCACCGCCATGCGGTTCTTGCCCGCCGGCACCGTGATGGTGCGCGGGGTGATCTCGTCGCTGTAGTCCTCCCCGGAGTCGTCCTCGGGTGCCGTGCTGGTGACCATCTTGCCGGAGGCGGTCCCGGAGAACCCGCTGGTGAGCGTCGCGTTGAACGCCTTGACCGCGTAGAAGTACACCACGTCCGCGTCGGGGCCGGTCTCGGCGGAGCCCAAGTCCTCGAAGCTGGTCGTGGTAATCTCGTCCCCGATCTGCTGCATGAGGCGGGTGTCGGCCGTGAGGCCGCGGAACACCCGGTAGGCGGTCGCCCCCTCCACGCTGCCCCAGCCCACTGTCACCTTGGTCGTCGAGTTCGACGTGGCGGTCACGTTCGACGGCGCCTCCAGTCCAGTGCCGCCCGCGGCGCCCGCCCAGTCGAGGTAATCCCGGGTCGGGGTCTGGTCGTCGTTCATCATCCAGCGGTACCACTCCGCCGAAAGCCGGGTGAGGGTCGAAATCTTGGAGATCACGTCGCACGCCCGATCGCCCGGCTTGACCTCGGCGGACTCAAAATCGGCTTGCGAGCCCGGAGGCAGTGCGCCCATGGGCCAAGCATCGCCCGTCAAGCCGAAAACGCTAGCAAAAAGCAATCAATGTCCCACACAATACCGGCGTGACGGCGCAAGACCTGAAAGCATTGGGGCTCGACTCGGAGGGGCTCCGGGCCCGGTTCGACACCCCCACCCCCGGCGAGCTGGAGCAGCGCCTCATTAACCGATGGCGGTCTCGGGTCGAGGCGGGCCGCCAGTGGAACCTGACCCACTACCGTCTCTACCACGCCATCGACCGGGCTTGGGACAGCGATTTCGCCCAGTCCAGCAACACGCTCGTCGGGTGCATCCGGGAGATCAGCGAGCAGAAGAACGAGGCCGCCGCCCTCGACGTCGCCCGCAAGTGGCGGATGACTCACCTGATCGACCGGACCAGCCTGACCGACCCGAAGACCGGCAAGGAGGTGAACGTCGAGCGTCTCCACCTCCCGACCCTCTACGAGATCCTGATTTCACTGGCCCGCAATTATACCCTCATGCGGGTGTCCCGGATCGTCACCGAGCGCCTCAGCGTCCCGCTGTTCAAGTACGAGCCGGCCATGATGACCGAGCTGGACAAGCTCAAGACCGAGGTGATGACCCAGCGGGTCGACCAGATGTCCCGGGACTTCGGCTACGGCGCCACGCTCGACCAGGCGGTGACGTATGCTGGCATGTACGGGCACCAACTCCAGTTCATCGCCGAGGAATGGCACGCCAAGCAGGCCCTGCACGAAGGGCAGCTCCTCGTCGACAAGGAGGGCCTGCGCTACGTCCTCCCGCACCCGAGCCGGTCCTCGTTCGACCTCGACCATCCGCTCTGGACCCTCAACACCGGGACCGGGTGCCGGCACGCCCAGTATTGGCAGATCACCACGTTCGGGGCGCTGATGGAGAACAAGAAGTGGTGGAACATCGACCGGATCAAGCACAGCCGCAACATCTCGGACCCGACGTGGGAGTTGTTCTTCCAGACGACCGGCCAGTGTCGGATGGTGCTCGGGACCTCCGGCTACCAGTTCGGCGGCCAGCTCGACCGGCAGAACCAGATCGAGGCGCAATACTACTCCAAGGACCAGACCGCCGCGCCCGTCTGGACGACCGAGCACTTCGAGGTAATCAACCTGACCGAGTTCAACCCGTCGTACCCGGACATCGACGTGTGGTTCCGCATCTCGCTGGCCAGCGACGACACGCCCCTCTACATGGCGGCCCTCCCGGACCGGCCCGTGACGGCGTGGCTCTGGGAGCCGACCGACAACCGGGCGATCCAAGCCAGCATGATGCTGGCAGTGATGCCGTTCCAGGACCACGCCTCGAACCTGTTCACGCAGGGCATCCTCTCGGCCAAGCAGAACCTCGCCAACGTCACCCTCTACGACGAGGAGGTCGTTGATTCCGTCGCCGTCCGCCGGGACCTGGAGAACCCCAACGAGACCCTGTACCGGAAGCTCAACTTCTGGCCGTTCAAGGGCCGCAAGAGCAAGGCCCAGCAGGTCAATCTCGACGAGGTGTTCAAGTCGTACCGCTTCCCGCCGCAGTCGGTCAGCGAGCACCTTGCCCTGCTGGGACAACTGCTCTCCCTTCTGGAGCGCGTGCTGGGCATGTCCGCGCAGGAGGTCGGGTCGTACGCCAGCCACGAGCAGTCCGCCGAGGAGGTCCGGGCCATCCACACGGCCACCGGCCACCGCTTCGAGCACATCGCCTCGTGGATCGACCGCGGGATCGAGGCGTGGAAGTCCCAGATTTACAGCTACCTCATGGCCAACGGGACGCTGGACGCCTACGCCTACGTCTCCAAGGAGTTGCTCCCGATGGTGGTGGAAGCCCAGTTCCAGATCGTGGACGAGGGCGAGAAGGGCGCCAAGGTCCGCGCACCGATCGGCAACCTCCGGGTCGAGGCGTTCACCGCCCAGCGGGACGGCCCCAACCGGGTGCCGTGGCAGCAGATGGGCCAGCAGATGATCCAGCTCGTCTCGACCTTCATGGCGAGCCCGCCGCTCCAGCAGGCGATGGGCATGGAGAACATGGTCAAGCTGGTCAACGCCAGCCTCGAAGCCCTCGGCCTCCCCCGGGAGTTCCGGCTCAGTCCGGCCATGGCCCAGCAGGGGATGATGGAGGAGTTCCAGGCCCAGCTCCAGCAGCAGCTCACCGCGTTCGCCGAGCAGGCGAAGAAGTACGTGGACGACAAGCAGATGGAGATGCTGGCACAGCTCGCCCAGTCCGCCGCCCCGCCGGCGCCGCCCGCCTAGCCCTCAGACACCACGTACGGATTGGATGGCGGGTCCTCTGGAAACTTGAGGTACTCGCTGAGGCTGCCCATCACGGCGTTCTCGACCTCCTGCGCGATGGCTTCCTGGCTCGGCTTGTCCGTGTGCTTGAACGCCCTCCGGACGCCCCGCAGAGCGCCGGCCTCCACGGCATCGCTCACGACCCGGTAGGCGTCGACCCTAATCGCTCCGTGGAAATGAATCTTCTTGTGCGCCATGGGGTGTCTCCGCAAGGGACCGGGGGCAGTAGTGGGGGACACGCCGGATGACCGTTCCCTTGCCGGACAGCACCCGGAACTTCCTGACGACGACCGTGCCAGCACGCACGCCCGCGGTGAGCGCCCGCTGCGCCACGATCAGCGCCACTCGAAGCCGCTTGGCCACCTGACGGGCGGTCTCCCAGCCCGGAGGCACCGGCTCCACCACGACCCGGGAAACGCGAAGGCATTCGTTCCACTCGCGGTCGAGGAGCGCCTGGAGCTGGGACTGCGTGATCTTCGCCTCTGACCTTTTCATTCCGGGTCGTCGCGAGAGATGTGCTTCACGAAGGGGATCGTGTAGAGATACCCGTCAACGCTCCGGATGATGACCCCGCCGATTTGCGGGCTCGACACCCGGGCCCCGGGGACCTTGAAGGCGAACGGTGTCCGAAGCTGCCACGCCGGCGTCACGCAGGCGAAGCGCCATCCCTTGGGGCCGGGGACACGCACTTCGATGGCCCTGTGCCGGTGCGACCGCACAAGACCGTCGGGGGCCTTCTCGCCCCAGCGGGCGGCTTCGGTGAGGAGGGCGGTCAGCTCCGCGTTCACGGCCGACGCCTCGTGCGCCGCCGAGCCGGTGGTTCCGACATGGTGGAGGAAATGGATCAGGTGGGGCCCGAGCTTCTTCCACAGCTCCCAGCGGGCGTACTGGCCCGTCTTCGACCTCTTGGCGCCCAGCTCCCGGGCGACCCGCTCCTCCAACTCGGCGGACTTCCCGACGTGGGCCTCGGTCCCCCGGATATGCCAGTAGCCCGTGCACTTCGGGTTCTCGACGACCGGGCGGAGGAGATCGACGGCGGCCCGGCAATGCTCGTCCATGATCGCGGAGACGTGGGCCACCGACCCGTGGGGCACCCCCTCAACGGCATCCCCGTTGCAGACGACCTCGTATGCCTCGCCCTTCGTTTCCCGGGGGACGAACTCGTTCCAGAACTCGTCCCACCAGCACTTGAGAACCTGCTGCTCCTTCGACGGGACGTAGTAGCCACCGTCATCGAGCTTGATCTGTGCGGGGGCCAGCCCGAGCCGACTTCCTGCGTGCAGGTCCGAGACAACCACCAGACTGCGTGCGGTCTTCATGCGAAAGCGATCCGCCGACGGGCGGAGCCTCGCGCATTTTGTCCCACAAAGTCAACAGTCAACGGCTAGAGCGCACAATAAGCGGCCTGAATGCCGGCCAACATCCCGAGGGCGTCAATCCCGGCCGGGTCCTCGAAGACCAGACCGGCGGGGGCGGCGAGGCTCTCCAGATAGTCGAGCGCCGTTTCCGGGTAGGTGCAGGGCGAGTAGACGGTCCACGGCATCCCGGAATGCAACGGCGTCACCACCGCCACGAGGATGCCAGCATCGTCGAGTTCGCCGGCCGCCGTGCGGGCGGAGGGCGAGCAGACCGACTCGGAGCCGCACGTCAGCAGCACGACCAGCTTGGTCGCGCCGGCGCGGGCCGAGTTCAGCATCGTGCGGGCAGCCCGAAGGGATTCCCCGATCCGGCTGTCCGTCGTCGCCTGGCAGAGCGCCGTGACGGACGGCACCGTGTCGGTCCACGTCACGGCCACCCGCGGGGCCCCGTCGCCAGTGACGACGACCGAGATCCGGTCCGTGCCAGCATCCGAGTCCCACGGGTTCTTGAGGCTCATCCCGAGCATGAGGGCCAGCGCCGCGGTGCCGTACTCGGCCACGTAGTCGCTACGGCCCGCCGTCCGGCGCCAGTACATTCCGCACCCCGGGGCGGAGGGGCGGGAGGCGAACCAGTAGGAGGCCACCGCCTGGTCGAGCACGAAAACCACGTCCCACGTCTGGTCGGTCGCGCAGGTCGAGGTGAAAACTTGCAGCGTCGCGGTTGCAGTTTTGCCCTTCCACGCCGCGGTCAGCGTGGTGGCCCCCGCGACCAGCCCGCCGATGATCCCGTTCGCAAGGAGCGACGCCTTCACGCCGTCGGCGATGACCGGGGTGGCCTCGCCGGTGACGTCACCCAACCGGCCGTCGGAGAAGACCGCCACCACCCGGTAGACGCCGCGGCGGCCGACGCCGGCACGCACCGTCGAGGGCTCGATCCGGATGGACGTCACCGTCGGCGCGTCGCAGGTGGTCGGGTTGTCCATCGCGTAGAACGGGTTTTGGCACGCCTGCACGCAGGCCAGTTCCTCGTTCGGGTCCGACACCGGGCAGGTGTACTCGGTCAGCGTGACGCACCCGGGAAGGGCCGCGTTAGGCGCCGAGGGGGCCGGGGAAACGACGGTGCCCATGTTGCCCCCGCCGCCGTCCGGAACAACCGTCGGGGGCGTGACCGTCGGGTCGTCCGTGGCCGGATCGTCGACCGCACACGAATCAGTCGGATCGCCCACGAACAGGTTGAACGTCTTGTAATACTGCGTCCCGGTGAAGTTACTGCTCGGATCGGTGACCACGGACCCAAACGTACGCTCCCACACTTCGGACAACTCCTCCCACTGCGACCCGACCAGCTCGTGGATCGCGACCCCGACCGGCCGAATCATCACGACCCCAGAATAAACCTCGGGAGTCGTCCAAATGCTGGGGTTGAGCTGGCAAGCAGCAGAAGCCGTAAACGAGTACCCCGGGGCGTAGACCGTGGACGGGTATTGGAGAACGAACTCGTCGGGCGGCAATGCCTCGATCGCGTCGAGGTATTCCTGCGTCGTGGACCCGACCATCACGTACTCGAAAACGTATGGAATCGCCTGCACCCCCCACACCACCTCCACCCGGGCGGTGTATGTCGCCTCGGCCCGGCGAAACCCAAGTTGCAGAACCGAAAATTCGACTGGCACATGCTCGTTCATTGCACGACAAGGGTTCCGACGGTTGCGGTGGCCGGGGCCGCCTGAGTGACGGCGTGCATCGGGAGAGTCAGGTCGCCAGCGAGGGGGTGCTCAAACGGGATGATCCCGCCATAGCGGACGGCGGACGATCGGATCGCGTCGGCGACGGTCGCGTTGGTCAGGCGGGACATCCAGAAAAACTGCGCGGAGTTGGCGCCTTGGCACCACCCCGAGACGAGCGCGAGCGGGCGGTCGGCAAACCCGGGGAACAGGAACCGACGGTACATGCCCTGCCCGTTGGCGTCTTCCATGCAGTAGCTCTTGTAGGTGTTGACCCAGAACGCCCGCAGCCACGTCCCTCCTCCCGTAACGAAGTCAGGACTCCACAGCGTCAGGTCCTGGTTGTCGTAGACCCAGCGATCGGTGGACCCGGGGACGGACGACCCGTTGACCGTCCAGGTGACCGAATTGTTGGTGGCGGTTATCGTCGCGGAATTCAGCCAGCCGGCCGAGTCGATGTGACCGGTCTCCGTGACGGTCCAGCCGCGTTGCCTGTACGAGATGTTGTTCGTGAGGTAGCACCGCAGCCAGTAGCCCTCGTCGATCGCGGGCTGGTAGGGCTGACCGGCGAGGTAGCCGGACGCGAAATTCCCAGCCTGCGAAGTTAGGCCCGAGGCGTCGATGGACGAGACAGGGATCGAGAAAGTGCCGTAGGTCTGGTCGGGGATTCCGTCCCCGGGCGCGTTCGTCCCGATCGAGTTAGGGATGTGCGGGTCAATCGGAGTCGACACCATATTCGACCAGTTGAGCGAGTCAGTGAAGACCAGGTTCGTGCATCCCAGCCAGTGGTGCGTGAGGATGCAGCGGTCATCGTGGCCGTCCGCTTGGTGACCGCCGGTTTTCAGTTTCGCGAGACTTCCGAAAAGCTGCACCGCGTCCGGGTTCGCACGCGCCACCTCGTTCGACATCCAGCCGAGCTGGTCCCAGTCGTTCGTTGAGAAGTTGCCGCCCCACCTACGCGGGGCCTCGCGCACCGAGACCGACCACCCCTCGCGGATGATCTGGGCAACCCACTGGTCGAAGACCTGGCCGGCGTAGCCACGGGCGGTGGGCTCTGTCAGGATCAGCAGGGAGGACCCAAAAGACGACAGCGGCAGGAGCAGAGCGAGCGTGGCGAGGAATTTCATGGGCCGATGGTCAGGGTTCCGACCGTCACGGTGCCGGCGGATGCGGTTGGGTGGATCAGTTCATACGCGCCGATGTCCCACGGCGCGACGCGGGTTGCTCCGGTGTAGTCGTCGGAGAACTCGGAGAGCGTGATGCCAGCGTTGATCGCTGGGCTTCCAGCCTGCGGGACATAGTTCGACAGCAGTGGGTCACCGTCGATCCCATGATCCTCGTATTGGGTCGCTGCGCGAGCGGCTGCCGCCGTCGTGTAGTAGGACGCTCCTACCCGAACAGCGTAGGAGTTGTTTGTCCCGTATAAGTTGTAGTCCAACTCGACGATGTTGGTCGTGGACATAGCGTAGACCGCAAGCCCGCCTCCGAACACTCCGTCCGTGATGTTGTTCACGACCCTCGCCGATGCCCACTTGTCCGCTTCCCAAACCAGATACACGCCAGAGTTTCCGCATCGTCCAAATGTGTTGTTTGCGACTACCAGATTCGCGCCGCTCATCAGGACAACGTGCTTCGTAGTCGCTGAGTCGAGGTCCACTCCAGAGACCACTCCAACCTCGTTGTCCATCACGTTGTTCGCCACTACGAGGTTGGTCGTGTACCACCCGACGAACACGTTCTGCGGGTGCGAGTAGATCCTGTTTTTGGCTATCAGTACGTCCTGACAACCTTGCTGGGAGTCAAC